GACTCTAGATTACAACAACGTCTTAAACAACAAAAGATACGTAATAGTCCACCGCAGTCAGGAATAACAGAAGGCAATAGTTCTGTTTTTGTTAGAAATAGTGCAGCGAATGTAAAGGCAACGGGATGGGATCCACTAGGAGACAGTAAGGGTAGAGTTATAGGATTAATTAATAATTCCAAAGTATTGCCCCGCCCGCCAGAAAATCAACGTAAGGGCAGTTCTGATCTTTATGGATATCTTGTAAAATAGGAGTGTGTAAAATGAACATTAATCATCAAATGCTTCTAGACTTAGTCGAAGTCTATCAAATAGAGACAGATAAGTTTCGAGCGGGTAACAAAACAGCTGGTACACGTGCGCGCAAAGCATTAAGTGAAATAAGTAAACTATGTAAGATTATTCGTGGTGACATACAACAAGAGAAGAATACTTCATAAATAGTACAAACAAGAAGGTATTGTTATGCCTATAGGCAAGGATATAAAATTCTCAGATTTGAATTTGACGTTTGCTAAGCATCCAGTCACAGGAAAAATTTCTGTTTTGAAAAACAATGATGCTATTATACGTGCAGTTAGAAATCTAGTACTGACTAATCATTGGGAGCGTCCATATAACCATTTATTCGGAGGCAATGTAACTTCGAAGCTATTTGAAAACTTTACAAAAATAACCGAAGACTTGGTAAAGAGAGACATACAGGATGCTTTTGAAAACTGGGAAAGCAGGGCACAATTAAATTTTGTTAATGTGATAGCAGATCAAGGCGGTAATAGTTTAGCAGTAACATTAAACTTCACGCCTATTAATCGACTGGAGCCTATCGAAGCAGATTTTATAGTAGAGAGGACACGTTAAATGCCGGCTAATAATAATCTACAGGTCACCGGTACAAATTTTGATACCATTAAAGCCAATCTTAAAAGTTTCTTGAGCAATCAAAGTGCGTTGATTGATTATGATTTTGAAGACAGTACGATGGGAATCTTAATTGACTTGCTAACATATAACACATATTATAATGCTGTATATCTAAATCAAGTTGCTAATGAAATGTATCTTGATAGCGCATTGTTAAGAAACAATGTCGTTAGTCGAGCTAAGATGTTGGGATATACACCAACTAGCTATAAGGGCGCTATTGCGCATGTTAATATAGTATTTTCTCCAGGCGGATCTCCAGAATACATAACTATTCCCAAAAACACTACATTTACTACTACAATGGATAATCTGGATTATACATTTGTAACACCAGGTGTTACTTTAGCAAATTCAGGTAGCTCATATACAGCTAATGTTCAAATAGTAGAGGGGACACCATTAACGCACAGGTACACGGTTAGTAGTGTATCGCCTGTAAGATACTTACTACCTAATAGGGGATCTGATACTAGTAGTTTATCTGTCAGAGTTATAGCTAGTAGTAGTAATTCATCTAGTAATGTATATACTCAAGCGACAGATTTAACAGCGGTTAGCGGCAATACGGCAAATTATTTTGTACAAGAATATGAAGACGGTAAATATGAGCTAACATTTGGTGATGGGTATATTGGAAAGAGACTTGTAGATGGTAATATTGTAGAAATACAATATCGTGTTTGTAATGGTACAATAGTAAATGGAGCAAAATCATTTACAGGACCAGGTACAATAGGTGGTGAAACATATTCATTAACAACTTCATCTGTAGCCGCATTGGGTGCAAATGCAGAAGGTATAGCAAGCATTAAATTTAATGCCCCAAAAAATTATGCAACACAGAATCGTGCTGTTGTTGCTGAGGACTATAAAAGAATTATTATATCTAATCATAGTGATATTAAAACTTTGCGCGCGTGGGGGGGTGAAGAGAATGATCCTCCAGTATATGGGCGAGTGTATTTGGCAGCGAAACCTTACTCAGGTACATTAATTAGTAGTGCTCGTAAGGAGGAACTTATTAGGTTTCTAGAAGAGCGTAATCTACTCAGTATAGATCCAATATTTGTCGACCCAGCATACTTGTATATTAAGCCTGTTGTCAAAGGATCGTTCGATCCAGATATAACATTAGATAATGGATCTACAGTTGCAACTAATATCACTACGGCAATACAAAATTATGAAATTGATAATCTAGGTGATTTCACTGATAGATATTATAATAGTGATTTTATATTAAAAATGGCCACGGCTCACAAGAGCATTATAAGTATAGATGTAACATTATATTTACAAAAACGATTCCGCCCAACTACTGCTGCTATTGGTATTGGTACGACATATAAAATTAGGTATAATAATTCGATATACAATCCTTATAGCGGTTACAAGGGGGCTGTTAGTAGCTCATCATTTACATATAAAGGAATAGCGAATAATTATATAGAGGACGATGGTGCAGGTGTTATAAGTTTCTATTATAACGATCCATCGGCCGGAAAGGTAATTTCGAATGCTACAGCCGGTACTGTAGATTATGCACTAGGTGAGATAATATTAGACAATATTCTATTTAATGCCTACGATGGTACAGATATCAAGATTAATGTAGAGCCTAGCTCAAGAGATGTTCACACAGTACGTAATCTAATACCATTGTTTGCTGACGCATCAATTACGTTATTTAACAACAGAACCAATTTGTTGGACACTTCAATATCTAGTATAACTACTACAGGAACTACTACTGTAATAGTAGAAACTGGTACAGATATAATGGTGATATGATATAATGGCTCTTACTTCTAATACCACTCATAAAATATCGGATTTAGTAGCTCAACAGGTTCCTGACTTTGTCAGAGACGAAGGGCCTGCTCTTGTTACATTTATGGAAGCGTATTATGAATTTATGGAGCAGTCTGGAGAACAAACGGAAAGATCACACAATATATTAAATTACCAAGATATTGATAATACATTAGATCAATTTGTCCAATATTTTAAAGGCGAAGTAATGGATGAATTGCCTGTAGAGGCACTGGCTGATAAACGTGCTTTAGTAAAACGGATTAAGGACTTATATAGAGCAAGGGGCACTCCAGCTGCTTATAGGTTATTTTTTAGAATGATGTACGGAGAAGAAATAGATTTCTATTTCCCTGGAGTTGATATATTGAGATCTAGTGATGGTCGTTGGTTAGAGGAAATTAGTATACGAGTGGCTGCACCTACTACTGGTTCAATTTCTGATCTAGCAGGTGAAATAATAACAGGAGGAACATCTGGAGCGACTGCAAAAGTTGAAAGAATAGCATCGACTATAGAACAAGGGTTGCGAGTTTATGAAGTATTCGTAACAAACCGACAAGGAGATCTTATTGATGGTGAATTAATTCAGAATAGTGGAAATACTATTAACGCTACTATATATACTGCTTCGGGCCCATTAAGCGCGGTTACAGTAACATCTGGTGGTGCGGGCCATGAGATAGGTGATGTTGTAGACCTTACTGGTACGCTTACTGGTACTGGTGCAAATGGAACGGTTATTACAACTGCTGAAGATTCTTCGATTAAGTTAACACTGACTTCTGGTGGAGCTGGTTATCGAAGAAACGCTAATGTAAATCTAAAGATAATCGGTGGTAATGGTACTGGAGCTAATGCGCATATAGGTTCTCAGGCAACTGCAATTGCTGGACCTAGCATTCCTAATGACGCGTTTACTAATCCACAAATTATTGCGTTATGTGACTCTGATATTGCAAATCTATGTTCTCGTCCTGAGGGAGGGAGTATTGCATTGAACAGTTCGACTTTTGCAGCAGGTATAGCAAATACTAGACACTTGGATGCTAATATAGCGGCATCAAGTATGTCTACAAGATTAAATGCCGCTTTAGTATTTACAGATAATACAACATATTCAATTAATGCTATCACAATATCTTCTATAGGATCTGGTTACTCTAGTTTACCTATAGTAACAATAACGGAACATGCTGATTGGATATCTAGATTAACTGCAGTTGGTTACTCTGGATATGGTCAGAACGCTACAGTAGCTGTAACAAATAATCCAGGTGCAATAGATACCATTAGAGTAGATACTGCTGGTTCTGTATACGATGCTTTAACAGAGGTATCTATAGTAAATCAATCTCGATCTGGGACAGTAGACTCTGCTGGTTTGCCAACTGTTGAAGGAACTATTTTCCATCCAGGATTTTATAAAGATACACAAGGATTTTTAAGTTGGAATAATAAACTTCAAGACAATTATTACTACCAGGAATATAGTTATGTTATCAGGAGCAAACAGTTCCTAGACAAGTATCGTAAATTAGCTAAGGCAATAGTACATCCAGGTGGAACAAAATTATTTGGAGAATACAGAATAGAAACGACAACATCAGGTACAATTACAACGGCAAACTCGACATATCAAGCTAGAACTGGAGCTCCTTGGTATACACAATCCAATGGTACTATAAGAATGGAACCTACTTCTAATTCTTCTGCTCTAGGTAGTAATGCATATGGTTCTCCATTTCATCTATTTGGAACAGGTACATTCTTTGTTACAGGAACAGCTACTGGTACAAATGTATCTAATGATACGGTTATACTCTGTGGTAATTCAACATTTGGTAATGTTGCGTTGCACGTTAACACTGTATATAGTGATACTTATCTAGATTTAAAACATCCATTAACTAACGTGGTAGATAAGAATGGAGTCGCATTACCTTCTATACTTAATGGTAAACTATGGATAGCTAATACTTATTAACATTATAAATATATCGATTAACTAGTTGGAAAATTTTAATGCCCGGTATCATAACAACAAATTTTCGTAGATTTAATGCGGAACAATTCTTTGAAGCGTTCTCTGAAACAGACTATCCTCGTTTGTATTTTTTTGTTGGTCGGTCAACAACTTGGAGCGATGATGCTTCTCCTCCAACACCCACAACGGATGATCAGAATGTAGACCATGATCCATGGAAAAGCATGCTAGCGCTTAAACGAGTGCAAGCTGCAGATGTTTCATATGTAGCAACTCGTAGAAACTGGTATGCGTCTAATAATTACACAACATATCAAGGTAACAGTGCCGCTCTTACTTCTCAAAATTATTATGTGTTAACAGAAGATGATAATGTATACGTCTGCATTTCTAATACAAATTTGGCTAATACCGGTGTAGATGATCCTGCAGTGGGTTACGATATACGTAGTACTATTAAGCCTTATGGTACAGGCGCATCTATTATAACAACGGTAGATGGTAATGGTGATCCAGATGGTTATCAATGGAAATATATGTATAGTATAGAATCCGGAGAGAAGATCAAATTTCTTACCAATAATTGGATGCCCGTTAGTACAGATACAACTGTCGCAACAAATGCTTCTAATGGATCTATTGAAAACGTTTTGGTAACATCAGGCGGCAGTGGATATAATAGTGCTGTAGGGACAATTCAAACTGTAACAAGTAATACTGTTTTGATTCTAGATACTACAGGCACCTCTAGTGCAGATAATTATTATAATGGATATTCTGTTTATATTTCTGGTGGAACAGGTGTAGGACAAATAAAGGAAATAGTTGATTATACAGGATCTACAAGATCGCTAACAACCAACAGTGCTTTTACTACACCTCCAGATACATCGTCTACGTATCTTGTTAGCCCTACAATAACATTCGATGGTGATGGACATGATAGGCCATCTGCTACTAAAGCTGTCGCATTTTGTAATGTTGGTATTCCTGGATCCAGTGGGGCTATTAATAGAGTTACAATGATTAATGGTGGTGAAAATTATAGTCACGCTAATGTAACAATTAGTTCAAATAGTGGCCACGGTTCTGCAGCAACAGCTGCTCCTATTATTTCACCTAGATATGGTCATGGAGCAAATTCAGTTAGTCAATTACAGGCTCATAATGTGATGATTGCTGTGCAAATAAAAGGACAAGAAGAGGGGAATAATTTTCCCGTCGCACAAGATTTTAGGGTATTGGGAATTCTGAAGGATCCCGTTTATGCTAATGGTGTTGCAGCTACAGCTACAGCACTAGATCAAACTACTAGATTAACTCTGGCCAGTGTTTCGTCGAGCGGCAAGTTTACAAAAGATGAAATGATTACAGGCACGACAACTGCTGCAAAGGCTCGTATTGTTAGTTTTGCTAACACAAATTCTGCTAATACAGCTGGAGTGTTGAGGATAACTTATGCTGATAGGCGATTTAGTAATGGAGAGACTATAACAGGTAGTACAAGTTCGGTTACTGGTGTTATAAATAGCATAGTAACCGGAGATCTAAAACCACATCGCGGAGAGGTAATGTACATAGAGAACAGGATTCCTATAACCCGCGCCGTAGATCAAACAGAAGATCTAAAGATCATAGTGAATTTCTAAAAAGGTATAGTAATAATGGCAGCAACAGGTAACACAGCATCGTTAAGTACTAATTTTAATGTAAGTCCTTATTACGATGACTTTGACGAAACAAAGAATTTTCATAGGATTCTTTATCGTCCTGGTCAAGCAGTGCAGGCGCGCGAACTAACGCAAATGCAAACAATGCTGCAGAATCAGATTGATCGGTTTGGCGAGCATGTGTTTAAGGAGGGATCTATTGTTCGTGGTTGTGCCATATTCTTGGACAAAGAATATTATTATGTTAAGTTAAGAGATTTGTTTGGAGCCAATACAGTTGATATATCACAGTTTGTGGGCAGAGAAATTCATGGTAAGACAAGTGGTGTAACAGCTAATGTTATTAATACTTCATCGGGCAGTGAGGGAGCGGCACCTGAAACAAGAACATTATTCATAAAATATACCAGTGGTGGGGCGAATGGACAGGTTAAAAACTTCGCTAATAATGAGATTATTAGTACAAGGACTTCGAAGGTTGTTACTAATAATGAGATATGGGCTAATACAATTACAACTGCTATAGATTCTACAGGTGCTTATGGTACAGGATCTGCAATTACTATTAAAGAAGGTATTATATACGCTAAAGATCATTTCATCCGATTCCCAGAACAAACAATCGTATTAGACAAATATAGCAACAAGCCAACATATCGCGTAGGAGCTAATATAGTAGAGACGGTTGTGTCATCTATAGAGGACACATCGTTATTGGATCCTGCACGAGGATCGTACAACTATGCTGCTCCAGGAGCCAACAGATTAAAACTGACACCAGTCTTAAAAAAAGTGGCCAGGAGATCTGGACAACAGACGGTAGCTAATAATTTTATTACTCTAGCTACTTTAACTGGTGGAAGATTTGAGGCTCCATATTCAAAACCAACATATAACATGATACGTGATTATGTAGCCAATCGAACAAGTGAAGAGTCTGGTAATTATATTGTTCGTGGATGGGAACCACGTATAAAAGAGCATTTAAAGTCCGGCACTAATGGTGGCCATTGGACCACCACACTGGGTGGTGATGCTACAAAATTAGTAATAGGAATTGCTCCAGGCAAAGGATATGTACGTGGATATCGTGTAGAGAATCTAGTTACTTTATATTCAACTCTTAATAAAGGCACTGATACTGCTTTTATTGAAGATCACTCTATAAGCTCTTCGTATGGTAATTTTACATATGTAGATGAGGTTATGGGATCGTGCCCAATCGATACACATGCTGTTGTGTCATTAAGGGATACAGCGCGCAATGTTATTTCTACTCAAGGCGTTAGTTCAGTATCTGGAGCTGGATCAGAAATTGGTACTGCTCGTGTAAGAGCAATGGTGTATTATAGTGGCACCAAAGGTGCAGCAGATGGTCAATATAGATTGTATCTATATAATATCAAAATGTCAAGTGGTAATTTCTCTAATGTAAAATCCTTATATT